CCAAGAAGCAGCTTATTTGTCGGAGGGAATTGACTAATTCACTTACAACAGGATCATACTTTTATGGTATGGCTGTATCTCCTTCTGCTATGTGGTACAGAGAAGGCGGTAGTGGTAACATTTCATTGCCGGCCTTTTCCACTTTGACCACAAGTTGCTTTTTACCTAGTACTTTAATGTATGTTGGTAGCAACTTCAGATATTGGAGGGGTGGATTTAAGTTCACATTCCATTTTTCAAAGACTAAGCTGCATGGAGGGAGGATTTTGATTACATATTTGCCCGGAGTGAGGCAATATGCTAACACCATTGGTTCAAACAATGTCACCATTCCTGGATCAGTGAATTTGGACACATATAGTAAAGCTTTTGATTTGAAGGATGGCAACATGATTGATTTTGAAGTACCTTTCACACATATTTACCCATACGCTAATTTCTTTGATAGCATTGGAACGCTATCAGTAGAAATTGTGTCTGATTTGATTATCCCTCCAAACGCACCTTCTACTGTAGACATGCTTGTGTTTGTGGAGGCTTTGCCTGGCTTTCAGTTTGCTTGTGTTAAGCCCAGTATGATTGAGGGCACAAATCCCGCCAGTAATCAGACCACTACGGGAGTTTATCTTCAATCTGGTGGAGTGGCCTTTGACAAAGACATGTCAGGGCACGTTGTTGGTGAGAAGTTTAGGAGCGTTAAGCAACTTATGATGATTCCTGATTGGCACACTCAAGATGTGGCAAACGCTTCGTCCCCAGGGTTTTCACTGGTTCCATTTTACAAGAAGTATTATTTACCCATTGTTACTGGAGCAAGTCCCATTCCGGATACGACTCAAGCATTTATGTACGGGGGCAAAGTTGGGCGTATGTTAGATTTGTATGCGTATGCGAATGGTTCCACTGTTTGGACCGTCACACATGTCCGAGCCGATGCATCAGGTTTGACTTTAGCAGCATACCCATTAGGTAATGATGGTGGTCAGCAGTTTGGTACGTACGAGGCCAGCATATATAATTTGGCGTCTAATGAAGATTGTGGATTTCGCATGTTCACTACTGACAACACATTGCGTGTTGTGGTACCTTCATACACAAAGTTGACTAGAGTTCCACAGATGTTATATAATTTCTTGATTGGGTTTGCTCGAGATGCATTTCCGTTTATTACTGGTGGTAGCACTCCTAATCAGATTGGTGCAACACAGCAGACTGTTCTGCGTGTGCGTAATAATAGTGGAGCGACTGCAAGATTTGTATTCGGTAAAGCAGCTGGAGACGACGCATATGTGTCTCAATTT